ACTATTGGGAAATCCAGAATTACTATATTGACCCCCTATAATTCCTCCTCCCATAGGATCATTAGGTGTTCCACTAAAGTATGAATTATCAATTCTATCTGTATAGTTAAAAAATTGTTGTCCTCCAAATTTTTTAGTAGTTTTATATTCAATATTTGAATTAGGTTGTATAATCCATACTAATTCCTTAACTGGATGATTAAAACTTAATTTAACTTTATTATTTTGTGTCGAAACAGTTTCTTCACCTGTAAATTGTAATTGTTCTATTAAATATTCATGATTTACTTTTGCAAATTTTCTTCTTTCATCAGTATCTAAGTAAATATAATCAACATACAAAGAAGATTTTGTTAAAATAGGAGCAGTATCTTCATAAGAACCAGATGCCCAATAACAAGATTTTGCTTCTCTAAATTCTATATTAATTTTAACTTGATGATATTGTAATGAAATTAATGGTAAAGCAAGACCAGGATTTTTACAAAACCAAAATTGTAATGGTATATATAAAGTTGTTGAAGGTATTTTACTTGATTGATTATTACTATTACCAGTAATAACTTGTGTTAATCTAGGAAGATTACCAACCATATTAGCATAACCAGATTGTTTTCCTAAAGGTTGTGATAATTCATTCCAAATATGTAACCAATCTCCATAGTGTTTGTCAATTATTTGACCACCAATTTCAACTTCAACATGTTTAATTAATATATGTCCTATCCAATTTAACCATCTAAATCTATCATTTTGGGTTTTACATTCTATTTCCGGCAAAGTAACCTGTAAATAAGTTTTATACATTAAATCCCCATTTCGTGATATAGTTGCAGATAAAGTTCTTCCAAAATCAACATTTCCATTAAAAGGTTGTTCTATAGATTCAATTGAAAAGTTTGTATATCTTCTATAAATCATTTTAAAAAATGTAATTTGTGGATTACCTGTTAAATATACATCTTGTGATCCATATGCTACTAATTGCATTAAGCCACCACCCATTATTATTATAACAAGATATAATATTATAATATCTATACTTATTTAATCTCTAATTTAATTAGTTAATTAGTTAATTAATTTATTAAATATTTTTTGTTAATTTTATCATATTATTATTCATAAAATTAAATTCCCATCCGTTCATTAATGCTAATAATATTGTTATAAAAATAAAATATTTCATTTTAAAATTAAATTATATTTTTTTTTTATATATTAAACACTTATTATATAAAATTAAATTACTTATAGTATATCATATAAAGTTGCTATGACTAATTTTAATTTAAAAGTTAAAGTTAGAAAACCTAAAAATCAACAAAAAACTCTTGACTACTTCCATAATAAAAAATTAGATGAATTTAATAATGAAAAAAAAAATATAGAAAAATATAAAAAATTAATTACTAATTATACAAAAGAATTAAATCTATTAAATAAAATTAGTAATAAAAAATTAACTGATGAACAATTTGAAATAAAATTTGATTTAATTGATAAAATCAATAATTTAAAAAAACAAATTAACAATATACAAACAAGCAATTCAGAGTATGATTACTTTCTTAACGTTGGTGATCTATTATATGAATACTATGACAAGGATGATAATAAGGATAAGTCTAATAAGAATTCAATTATTGATTTTTTTAATAAAAACCAAAATTCTTCAAGTTCTTCTTTTTCATCTTTAAAAGCTGAGTTATTAGATAATTACTTATCTACTCTTGACAATAAGTACAAAAAAGGTGAAATTGATGAACATACTGAAGTATGTACTGTTTGTAATACTCAACTAAAATTAAATTATATGGAAGGTATTAATGTTTGTGAAAATTGTGGTGAACAATTTTTTATTTTAATAGACTCTGATAAACCTAACTACAAAGAGCCCACAAATGAAAGTACATACTTCGCGTACAAAAGAATTAATCATTATAATGAATCGCATATAAACGTCAAAAAAATTTTAATGAATAGTGGTATTTTATCAGGTATTTATAATATAATAACTCATAATTACGAAAAATTATTTAAAGAAATAATGAGTTATATAATTATATGTTAGATATTACTGACTTAAAAAAAGGTGAATTATATTTAATTACAAATTTAATTAATGATAAACAATATATAGGTCAAGCACAAAAATATATTAGAAAAAATAATCAAACCTGGGGAACAGAAGGTAGATGGAAATCACATATTAGAGAAGCAAAAAATTTATATGATAATAATAATAATAATTGTATATTATTAAATAATTCTATAAATAAATATGGAACTGATAAATTTAAAGTTGAAAAAATATGTGATTGTTTATTAACTGATATAGACGAACTAGAACAATTATTTATAGTAAAATATAATACATTACATCCTAATGGTTTTAATTTAAAAACTGGAGGAGCAAAAGGAAAAGATTCTGATATTACACAGGAAAAAAAAAGTTTAGCAAAAACAGGTATAAGAAGAAAAAAAAAAGAAAGATTATATCCAGAAGATGCTGACTTACCTAAATATATTGTTGCAAAAAGAGCTAAAGGTATAATAATTAATTATAGTATAAATAATTTTCCAATAGGTAATAAAAAATATATATGTAAAACATTTGGAATATCTAATAATAATAAGGAAGTAGTATTACAAAAAGCTATTGAAGAATTAGATAAATTAAAAAAAGAATATTCATACATAGAAACTAAAGAAATAACACCTACAATTACAAAAGAAAAAAAAGAAATAGAAAAACTTCCTGATTATATATTTCCAATAATTGAAGATACATATTTAAAAGGTTATTATGTTGAAGGTTTAGTTACGCCTAAAGGAGATTTAATAAAAAAAAAAGATTTTGTTAATTGTCAAACTAATAAATGGAATTTAGATCAAGCTAAAAAATATATAGAATATATAGAACAATTAAAAACTAATAAAATTACAGTTAAAAATTGGTCTAATATTGATGTTCCAGGCAAAAGAGGAAAAAATATAGAAAATATTGAATTGCCTAAATATATAAATATAGCAAAAACCAAAGGAAAATCAGTTGGTTATTGTATTAACGGTTTGATTATTAAAGATGAAAATGGTAATAAAAAAAAATATTTTAAAAAAATTACAAAATCTAATATGACTATGACTGAAAAATATAAAATGTGTATAAATCATCTTAATGAAATGAAAGAAAAACATAAAAATGACTTTGACGATGTCAGTTCGTAACAGCAGACTGCCTTTTTAGGGAAAACAGTGTAATCTGCTAGTCAATATAGATGAAAATGATAGTTAGTAATCTATATTTGGCAACACATTCAAATTGCGGGAACGTCCTGTTAGGTCTTTACTACCACTTTTATTAGGAAACTTTTAAAAGGAACACGGTTAATTGCCGTATCCAAAGGTAAAAAAGTAAAGAATAGGGAAAATCCGCAGCCAAGCTCTTAAGTTCCAAAGTTCAAGGAATATGGAGAAGGTTCAGAGACTAGATGTTTGTGGGTATGAAGAGTTTGAAAAACTCTAATGATTGCTTAAGGTATAGTCCGTCCGCTAGGAAACTAGTCTTTCTTGGGAGGTTCCTATCAACTGAACCCTGAGAGAATAATATAATTAAGTGGTTTGTTATATTATTGGGGAGACACGGGTTGTCTCAATTTCAAGCTAAAGAAACAACTGATATTTCTAACGAAATTATTGAAAGTATTTTAGAAGAACTTAAAAAATCACGATATACTAATTTAGCAAAGATAAGTAATGGTAAAGTTAAAGAAGTTCTTAAAAAATTAAAACTAAACAAATATTATGAACATATTCCTTATATTATTAATAAACTTAATGGAAAACCACCACCTATTTTAACACCAGAAATTGAAGAATCATTAAGAAATATGTTCAAAGAAATTCAAGCACCATTTATAAAACATTGTCCAAAAGAAAGAAAAAATTTCTTATCATATTCATATGTTTTACATAAATTTATACAATTATTAGGTATAGACCAATATCTTGAATATTTTCCTCTTTTAAAATCAAGAGAAAAATTATATCAACAAGATAGAATTTGGAAAATGATTTGTCAAGAACTTAATTGGCAATTTATTAAATCTATTTAAATTAATTATATTATATAATAATATAAATGGTTAATTATAAACAAAAATTTTTAAAATATAAACTTAAATATCAAAAAATTAGACAGACTGGTGGTGTAAATTGCGGTTTATTAAATGAAAACGATTGTAAAGATAATGCAAATGAATGTAAATGGAATCCAGTAATTAAAAAATGCTCTAAAATTACAACAAGATTTAAAAATATTGAACCCTCATTCAATTTAGATTATGAAGATGGTGGTGAATATGTATTAGATCAAACTTTTGACGTTGAACGTTCAACAGTTCATAATGAAACAGCATCATATGAACCAAGAACTGAATGGCAACGCAGAAGACCATTAGGTCACATAGCAATGACAGCATCTGAAAGAGCAGCTAGAAATGCAACTATGACTAAAGAACAACAAGAAAAATATTTAAAAACACAAAATGACGCAGCCAGATTATTTACACAATATTATAAATCTGCACAAAAAGATACAAATAAACCAAAATTAGTACGTTGTCGAAATTGTAAGAAAGGTAAAAAAACATGTTTATGTGTAGATACATATCCTGAAGGAAGTGATGAATTTGGTGAATTTATAGTTGCAGAAGATGGATATAGAGAAGAAAAATACTAAATATAAAGAATAACTTTTAAAATAATATGTTTTTTTAAATTTAATTTTATAATAAAATTGATTTTTTTTTTAAAATTAAAATTAATGAAGTATAAAGATTTAATTAAAAATTTACCTTATGATTTACAAGATAGAATTTTAGATGTAGTTTTTAAAGAACATAAAAATATTATTAAAAATGTAATTAAACCTTCAAATAATGAAGAAATTTACAATAAAAATATTAATAAAGTAATTAATGAATTTAGTTATTATAATATACCATTAAATATTAGGTGTTGTTTTTATAGTGATTTATATGATGTAGTATATAAATTTAAAAATAATGAAGAAAAAAAATTATATATTCCTTATAAAGATATATTTTTCTATGTATTTCATCAAGAATATCCACCGGATGATTTGATGGAAAATTTATTAATTTTTGATTATACATTATTTGAAGATGAAATTACAAATTGGGATTTAATTAATTGTTATATGAAATCTTTCAAGGATTTATTTCAAGAATATGCAGATTTATTGCATATTCCTATGTCTAAAATAAGATTTAATTTTAAAGATTATTTGAATGTAAAAAAAATTTATATTTATATATATGATAGTAAACCTATTATAAAAGGTATAATAGATATATAAATAATATAAACATTATTTTTTTAAATTAATATTAAATATGACATTAAGAAGATTTGGAACAGATTATGGAGGATTTTATTATCCAAAAAATATAAAGGAAGATTTAAATTCTGAATCAATAATATATTGTGTAGGAACAGGTGAAGATATAAGTCATGATATTGAACTTTCTAAAGAATTAAATTGTAAAATATATTTATTTGACTCAACACCACGAGCAATAGAACATGTTAATGAAGTTATTGATGTATTTAATAATAAAAAAAATACCAGTAAATAATAACAATCTTGGTGGAGGTGATATAAATTATTGGAAATTTTTATTAAATAATAAAATTAATACTGATAATATTATATTTAAAAATTATGGTTTAGGGATATTCTTCTTAATTTATAATTTGATATTGATATTATAAATTATTAGATTCATAAATATCATTCCATATAGTTTTGGCTTGGCAAAAGAATTTGAATAGGATAAGATTCTTTATTTATAATAACAAATTGTTATAGTTCTGTAATGTTAAAATTCCATTACTTTTAGTTCAATGTTCTGTAAAAAATAAATATGTTAAGTTCATATATTATTATAGAATATTTTTTTATATTTTATTTTTATTTATAAATTTTTCAAGTGTAATAATTTCAACATTTAATTCTGATGCTTTAATTAATTTAGAAGATTGATATTCTAAATCTTTAGTAATAACTAATTTTGTTTGTTTATTAACATTTGAACTAATATTAAATCCCATTTCATTAATTTTTTTTTCTATATCAGAACTTCTAAAACCAGTTAATACAAAATTTTTTCTTGAAACAGGAATATATGGTTCTTGGGTTAATTTATTTTTAATATCAATATTTAAATCTTTAATAAATTTTTTACAATTATTTAAATTATTTACAAATTGCGATGCTGTTTTATCAGAAAAACCATCTATTTCTATAATTTTATCTTTTAAATTATCATTAGTATTCATTTGTAAAATATGTGGATAATGTTGATATATAATTTCTAATTTTTTATAAGAAAGACCTCTTCCAAAACAATTACTTGCACTCATTAAATCAATAATAGTACATTTAGCAATAGCATCTTTTATATTTTTATATAATTTTTCAGATAAAGTTTTTTGAAAACCATCTAATTTAATAAAATCTTCAATATTCATATGTATAATTTGTTTAATAGTATTATAGCCATTATTATATAATTTTTTAATTGTACCTTGAGATAATGAATCTGTTTTTAATTTTTTGAAAAAGTCTGTTATTAATTTAATATCAACACTTTCAGTACTATTATCTGTAATAATAATATCAACATTTGTATTATTCCATATATAATTAATATTTTCTGGAAGTAATGGTTCATCACTGTTTTTTATAACTTCAACAATTTCAGGTATAACATCACCACTTCTTTTTATTTTTAATTCAGTTCCTATACCAATTTTATTTTCTTTAATAAATTTTGCATTTTTACCTGTAATATGTTTTATAGTAACTCCACCTATGATTACTGGTTCAACTACAAGTTGAGGTTTTAAATAACCATACTTAGAAGCATTCCAATTAATATTTTTTACTATAGTATTTCCAAATTGTTCTTCTGAATCCATTTTAAAAGCAAATGCATATTTAGGATTACCACTTGATGGTAATGCATACAATGAATTATGTCTAATAATAATTCCATCAATTAAATAATTTGTGTTCTTTTTTCTTTTTTCAAAAACTTCTTTTAGAAAATTAATATTAAAATTATCAACTATTAATGATGAAACAACATTAAATTTTAATTTTTTCAAAGTTATTAATTGTTCATCAATTTTCATTAAAGGATGGACAATTTCATATGCAATAAAATCAATATCATTAATTATATTTTTATCAATATTTTTAGTATTTATTATACCTGAAACAAAATTTCTTGGATTACTATATTTACCATAGTATTTTTTTTCAAAAATACGTTTATTTATTATAATTTCACCTCTAACCACAAAATGTTTTACACCACTAATTTTTGGTAATTCTAAATATTTTAATATATTACTAATATTACCCCCTTCACTACCATCACCTCTTGTATATAAACTATATTTATTATCTTTAAATTCGTATAAAGCACTACATCCATCAAGTTTATCCATTATACAATAATCCCCTTTAAATTTGTTTATCCAATTATTAATACTTAGTTCTGTTTTAATTTTATTCATACTACCAAGATGAAAAGGTAAAATAATTTTATTTTTAGTTTTAATTTCACAACCTATTTTAGTTTTATATTTACTATTAGGATATTTTTGAATTAAAAATTCTTTTATAAAATCAAAATCATTATCATCTAATTTTATATTCCCACTATTATAATATAAATAATTTGCTTCATCTAATATATCTTCTAATTCCTCTTGACTATATTTATTAATATTAACTAATAATTCTTTTTGAGTATAATTAATAATATTCATTATATATTTATAATTATATAAATCAATTTTAAATACTTTTTTTCTTGTTATAATATAAATATGAATAAAAATAAAAGTAAAAAATATTTTAAAAATATTAAAGCAGGTAAAAATTCTTATGAATTTACTAATAATATAACAAATACTAATCCATATCCTTTATATTTATTACCATATAATACATGTGCTGATAATAATGATACATACTCTAGTGGTACTAATAAATGTTATACAAACACTAATATAAAAAAAGCAATTAATTTTTGGAATACTGAAATAGCTATTTATTTTGATAAACCTCCAATAATAGAATATAAAATTAGGGAAAGTGACATTGATAATGCTGAATACTCAAATAAATTATTACAAGGATTAACTAAAAAAATACAAATATTAATTAATATGGCAAATTTACAATCAATAAATAATCCAAGACCCGACTTACCTTCAAAAAAAATCATAGAGGATATGATAAAAAATATTAGTTTTATACTTAATAAAAATTTATTAAAATCTATGCCACAAGAATGGTGTGAAAGTAAAAATAAATTAAATATATCTAAAAAAAAAAATAAAAATTTTGATTTGGAATGGTTGTCAAATGAAGATATTGATAATATATTATATGAATATGAAAATAAATTTAATAATTTTAAATTTTTAGGAACACTTCCTATTGATTGGCAGCAATCAAATTCAAATAAATGTATTATACATAAATTTTTACGAAAAGATATACCTTGGGTTAATAATAAAAATAGAGACAATTTTTGTTCTCTTAATTTAAATCATAAACAATTAAAAGATAAAAATTTATTTGGTTTCGTTTTAAATACAGATAAACATAATAAAGGGGGACAACATTGGTTTTCTATATATATAAATTTAAATAGATTTAAAAATATTGCTAATGTTTTTATATATGATTCAGCAAGTACTAGTAAAAATACAGGAGGAAAATACATAGAAAATTTTATAAAAAAACTTAAAAAAGATAATGGTTATAATGTAAATTTATTTCGTAATAGTGTTAAATCACAAATTAAAAGTAATTCAGAATGTGGGATGTTTTCAGTTAATTTTATAAAAACTATGTTAGACGGCGATACCTGTAACAATTATTACTGTATAGATAATAATACAATAGACTCAAAATATATCTGGAATAAATACTTTAATAATCATAATAATAAAACTACTGATTTTATTACTGCGACCCAAAGATTTAATAATACTAATTTAATTAATAATTGTAATTTATAAATTATTTCTTATATCCATTAATAAATTTCCTAAAGTATTATTATCATCTTTTTTATTAATTATTTTTTTTTTTCCTGTTTCGAATAATAACTTTTTTAATGTATTATCCTTAAATTTTTCTATTAATGCTATTTTCATAAATTTTCCTATTTTAATTTTCCAATTTATATCTCCTGAAGTATTATTATATTTTTTTATATTTTCATTTAGAAAACCTAAACTTTTATTTTTTTTATTAATATAAGACATATCATTTTTTTTTAAAATTGTTTTTTTATATAAACATTCTATTTTACTAATTGTATCACAATTTAGTAATAAATTACAATAATTTTTTAAATTTTGTTTTACTTCCTCATCATTTGTTTTATAATTATATTCACAGTAATATAAATAATGATTTATATTTAGAAAATTTTTATTATTTATTGTAATTTCTTTTTTTAGTTTATAATTATTACATAAGTAATTATTATTCTTACTATTAAAATATATAATATTATCTTCAAATATTTCATTCTCATAACTTTCCTCTATATTTTCTTTTGTTTCTGATTCTGTTTCACTTTCTACATTTTTATCTTTTACTATTGTTTCTTTTTCTTCTATTACTTCTTTTAATTCCTTTAATACTTTTACTTTCTTTTTCTTTCCTGATTCATCTTTCTTTTCTTCTTCCTTTTTATTTTCTGAGTCCTCTTCCTTTTTCTTTTCTGCTTCCTCTTTTTCTTTCATTTCAAGAAGTATTTCACTTTGAAATTTATTAGTGCTTATCTCAAATTTTTCTTCATAATTACAAACTATTATATTATTTATTTTTCTATACTCTAATTCTTTTATTCTTCTAATTCTATCTACTTCACACAATTCATTAAGTTTATTTATATCTATATCATATTTACCTATTATTATTTCTCTTTCTATTATTAGATTTTCATCTACTTTATGATTTATTATTCGTGGATATTTATTATATACAGAATCACAATCTGCAATAGCCGGTGGATTTGTTATTGTTGGATAACCTTCCTTTAATTCATAATCTATTGTTAGAGGAAAATATGTATTATTCAAATATAAATGGGTTTCTTCTTGTAATGCTATTGCTTTTTCTAAATGATTTAAACATACATTCCAAACATCATCAATTGGTGAATATATACCACATCTATATCCATCAACACCATATAATTTATAATATGTAAAATCTGCTGTTCTAACATTAGGGCTCCAACCTTCAATAATTGGATCAATCCATTCATCATAAATATAATCATATGTAAATATACATCCTAATTCTATATTTTTTGTGTCAGGTAATTTATTTACAGAATGAATACGCGCTACACACCAATTATGTTTTCTTAAAAAATGATACATAATTTCATTATAAAAAGAACTATGTCTAAATTCGCATACTATTTTTATTTCCTTAAATCCATCTCTCTTTTTTGTTTTCTCAAGTAATTCATTAAAATATTCTAATTTATCCAACCATTCATTATTCCAAGGACATATATCATTAAATTCAATCAATATACAACCTAAGTACTCACCAAAATACTTTGTTATATTCCACCAATTTTCCCATAGTAACTCCAAAGTATCTTTATCAAAACATGTTATATGTGTTATATGACCGCTTAATTTTACATTAAATATAAATGGTTTACTCACTAATTGTATCCATGCTTTAATATTATCAATTGTGTATTTTGATTTTTTAGATCCTGCCTGAAAAGATAAATTTAATTCTATACTATTAAATCTTTTAGAATACCTCGATAATTTCTTATCAAAATTAAAATGATCTATATTCTGAAATAATTCACACTCCTCCCATGCTTCATGTTCAAATTCATTTGTTCCAACCCAAGGTAACTTTAATTGGTATAAATTTAAATTAGAACTCATTATACTATTAAATTTAATATATTTCTAAATAATTTATTTACTTAATATATATATATATTATATTTAAATTTAAAATAAAAAAAAATATATAATAATATTATTATGGGGAAAGTTATATCTACTATAAAAAATTGTGTTTGTAAAACAAAAGATACTGTTGAAGATAGTATTGATCCAATTACAAATACAGTAAATGATGCTGATAATATAAAAACTGATTTAAAAGATATTAAAACAAATGTTTATGATACACTTAATAATATTAAAGATATTATTGAACATATTAAAACAGGTAATATTAATGGTATAGTAGACGAAGTTAAAGATACTGTAGATGAAGTTAAAGATATGGCAACTGAAGTTAATAATATTAAAAATAATACTGAAAATATTATAGAAAATATTGGTGATGTTAAAGATAATATTAATGATATAATAGACGAAGTTAAATATACTGTAGATGAAGTTAATGATATTAAAGATACTGTAGATGAAGTTAAAGATACAGCAACTGAAGTTAATAATATTAAAAATAATGCAGTTGAACATACCGAAAATAATGCAGTTGAACATACTGAAAATAATGCAGTTGAACATACTGAAAATAATGCAGTTGAACATACCGAAAATAATGCAGTTGAACATACTGAAAATAATGCAGTTGAACATACTGAAAATAATGCAGTTGAACATACCGAAAATAATGCAGTTGAACATACTGAAAATAAT